ATGCCCAAGCGGATACAGCCTCTTACGGAACTGAAGGTCAAGAACGCAAAGCCGCGGCCGGGAGAATACAAGCTCTCCGATGGTCTTGGTCTCCACCTCCTGGTGACGCCATCCGGGGGAAAGCTCTGGCGCTTTCAGTACCGTCATGGCGGAAAGCAGAAGAAGCTGGCCATGGGTTCCTATCCTGCCATGTCGCTCCTGGAGGCACGCAAGCGGAGGGACGAGGCGAGGGAGACACTAGGCCGGGGTATTGACCCAGGGATTGAGAGGCAGGCGCAAAAGAAGGCGGCACTGGTAAGCTCGGAAAATACCTTCGAGGCCGTGGCCAAGCGATGGTATGAGGAGAAGAAAGAGGAGTGGAGCGACCACCACGCGCATCACGTCTGGAGGCGTCTGGAAATCTACGTCTTTCCCACCATCGGGGCGCGGCCTATTGCAGACATCGAGACCCCGGAGCTGGTGGAGATCCTGCGCCGAGTAGCTGTCCAGACCCTGGAGACCGGTCACCGTCTCAAGACCATTTTCTATCAGGTGTTTCGCTGGGCATCATTTGGGGGGATTATCAAGAGCAATCCCGCGGCGGACTTCCGCGGTGTCATTCGGGCGAAAAACCCGAAAGGCATGTCCGCCCCGATCGATCCTAAGGAAGTGGCGCCCCTCTTGCGCGCCATAGATGCCTATGAGGGTTCTTTTGTGGTCAAGTGCGCTCTTCGTCTTGCTCCGCTCTGGTTCTGCCGGCCTGGGGAGCTCAGAAGCGCCGAGTGGTCGGAGATCGACCTGGAGGGCAGAACCTACTCCATACCGGCGGAGAGGATGAAGATGGGACAGGCTCACATCATCCCGCTCAGCGACCAGGCCGTGGCTATACTCCAGGAACTCAAAGGCTTCACCGGTGGGGGTCGGTTTGTTTTTCCGTCTGGGAGGACGCGTCTGCGGTGCATGTCGGACAACGCAGTCACGGCTGCACTGCGGCGTATGGGGTTCACAAAGGAAGAGATCCACGGCCATGGTTTCCGGGCAATGGCGCGGACGATCCTGGACGAGGTGCTGGAGGAAAGGGTGGACCTGATTGAGCACCAGCTGGCTCATGCGGTGCGCGACCCCAACGGGCGAGCCTATAACCGGACCTCCCATCTACCCGCTAGGAGGAAGATGATGCAGCGATGGGCGGATTACCTGGATGGGCTGAAGGGCGTCGGAAAATAAGTCACGGCATCTTCTTTATAATCTCGTCATATTCGTATTTCAAATACTTCGCTTTAAGGTTGCGTGCTTCTTTATTATAAATGTACTGTGCTATGTTTGCACATATTGATAAACCGAGCAGCACTACTACAACTGTTTTAATCATTGCAGGGATAATAATCTTTACCCCTCCACTCAGCGCCATAGCGAGTAGAGTTGTTACAATAATCAAAGAGATAGCAAAACCATCTTCCCCTTGTTCAAGTTGATAAAATATCAAGACCAATGCAGACAATATTAGTAACACCCGCTGAGCAGTATTGATTTCTGGTAATTTCACTGCATACCCTCCTTGCTGCAATCCAATTCATCTTAGGGTCTTAGAACCATCCGTTTACTTTTCGATTGCTTTAAGCTCCTTTACAATGTCCATAGCCACTTCATCAGGCCAGCAACCGCCAAAGCCTTTAGAGTCAAAGTACATATTTAGCACCTCCTCGTTGGTCTTGTTGTCTATTACGGACGTGCTAAGACCTATTACAAACATATCAGCTCTGACTGATTCTAGTATGTTCATGCGGTATGCAGCATCATAGTTATTGCTGCTGTCTATGGCCGGGTTAGCAGAGACAGTGCGTGCTCTTGTCACATTGGGATTATGTACTTTGAGCTTCCAACCGTCTTTAGCTAGTGCCTCTTTTATATCAAGTGCTGCAAATCCGGTGGCCGGTACTTCCATAGTCTTATTTTCTGGCGATATCGAGCCCAGTTTTACGGTCTTAACTGAATAACATCCACAAAGCGACAGCGAAGACGCAAGCAGCACTAACCAAAAAGAGTTTTTCACAATCCCCCCCGACTAATGTTGTGACATATTCTGTCGTGACGTGCCCCTCTGCCTCTTGCTCATTAGAGGCTGACGGAGTACTTTTCCTCTCAGCGAACTTCTAAAACTGTGAGGCTGTCACTATGGAAAACCCCTCCGTCATTTTTCCCGATCCCCTGTTTTGCTCTCTACTTTCATCCTACGGAGCCACTGCACTGCTTGAAGTTTTTGGTCAGGTGAAAGCGTCTGCCACTCCTGAAAAGCCAGTTGGTCCTCAAGAGTCGGACCCAAACTGAAAGCCGGCTTGCCTGGGTCAAATGGTTCAAGCAAATCATGGAATTCTACGCCGAAGTAGTGGGCCAGCTTTGTCAGGTTCACAGAGTCGGGCTCCTTCCCCAGCTTGTGGTAGCGCGATAGATTGGTGTGGCTAACTCCTGATTCCCTCGACATTTCCCGTAAGGTCATGCCAGCGCGCAACTTATCCGAGATGTATTTTTGAAGTCTGTTCACGTCTACTCCCCCCTGCAACCATATCAGAACATTAGGCTCCGCACAGTATCATACTTTTTCATTTGGTGCAAAAAAATATCTTGACTGGTGCAAATGGTTCATGATAGCTCTGAATGCGTGATACACATTAGAAAGGAGGTGAAAGCAAGATGGCAGTGGTTTTTGTCCCGAACAGGATAGCGCTGGCGCGAGAGTCAAGGGGGCTGTCTCAGGCCCAACTAGCCGAAAAGGTTGGGGTATCGTCGCAGCAAATTTCAGAGTGGGAGCGGGGGCAGGTTAAGCCGGGAGCCGATAACCTGGCGAAGATCATGACCGCGTTGGAGTCACCGGCTACGTTTTTTTTTGTTGACGGTGGTGCAAATGGAGCACGAAGCGTGCACCAAAACCAAGAAAGGAGGACGGGATGACCCGCGCGGCGGTTTTACCTGAGACTGGCTTCCTTCGTCTCCCTGAGGTGCTGGCGCTGATCCCGGTGAGCCCGGCGACCTGGTGGCGGGGGGTGAAGGCGGGGCGTTACCCTGCGGCGGTCAAGCTGGGGGTGAGAACCACGGCCTGGAAGGCGGAGGACATCAAGGCTCTTATCGAGCAGATGGGGGGCAAGGATGAGAGATGAGGCGGGACGGAAGAAGGCGGCGCTGGTCATCTGGATTCTGGTGTTTGTCTTCGTCGCCTGGGCAACTGCCCCCCCGATGGCACCGGAGAAGGTCAACGTGAGGAACCTGCGCGGCGCTGCGAAGAACCAGGCGCTGGAGCAACTGGCCAGGCAGTGACCTGGAAAAAGTAAAGCCCCGCGGCAACGGGGCTAAACCTGCAACCATTTAACGGAGGGCATCATGTCACAAGATTCGGCAATTATCAACATCCAGGACCCCGCGCCGGGAATCTATCCCGGTGTCCCTAGCGACACCTATCACACCATCAACGCTCTGGGGAGCACCACCATCAAGAACTACCGGAAAAACCCGGCTACCTGCAGGGACCCCTTTGACATCGGCAAGCGGGACCGCTTCCTCATCGTGGGGGACGCCTCTCACGCTCTCTCCCTGGAGGGTGGCTCCGCCTTCGCCACCAGGTACGCGGTGGCTCCGGAGTTCCCCTGTCCTGCCGGCCAGAATCCCAAGGGGTGGAAGAACACCAACGTCTACAAGGAACTGGTGGCCAACTTCGAGGCCTCGATCATCGGCAAGGTGCGCCTCTCCGCGGAGGAAGGGCTGGCCGTCACTTCCCTGGACACGGAGCTCCGGTCTCACCCTATGGGCTCCACCTTCATGGAGACCGGCGCCGATGAGCTCACCGTCATCTGGGTCCAGGTCCTCCCGGACGGGCGGGAAGTGAAATGCAAGGCGCGCATTGACTGGTTCCGCCAGGGCGTCCCCTCAGACTACAAGACCACCGCCAGGATTGACCGCATCCTCTGGTCCATGGCGGAGCTCAATTATGACGTGCAGGCCGGCCACTACAGCAACGGGCTCATTGCCAACGGCGAAGCGGTCAAGGCCTTCGGCTTCATCTTCGGGGAGACCGCGGCACCCTTCCGCCTCCGGACCGGGCTCCTCTCGGAGAGATCGCTCCAGTGGGCGCAACATGAGGCGGTGCGGCTCATCGGCCTTTACCTGGAGAGCGTGGAGCGCGACTTCTGGCCCAACTTCACCGTACCGGAGCACATCTTCTCTTACGATCAGCTCCAGCCTTACGACCTCCTGGAGGAGTGGAACGTCCCGGGGAGGATGCTGGGATGCTAGACGCGGCGGTGGTCAACCTGGGAGCTGTCTCCCTCGGCTGGCTTTTCATCTGGTGGCTGTGCGGATCGCCGGCGCCGGTTGCTGCGAGGGGGGACGAGCACCCCGATTATTGGAGCTGCGAGGCCAACGGTCATGACTGGACCTATGCCGGCCGCGCGGAGGACGGGACAACCTTTTACCGCTGCAGAAGGTGCGGCGTGTCAAACGAGAGTTAGGGGGAACTGATGCACATCAAGGGAATCACGGTCAACAACTTCATGCGCCTGGGGATGGTGACGCTCCAGCTGAACGGTAAAAACCTGGTCATCGGAGGGATGAACGAGCAGGGCAAGAGCTCACTCCTCAACTCCTTCTGGGTGGCGCTGGGCGGATCGGACGCCATGGACGCGCTGGACATCACCAAGCCGATAAAGAACGGCGCCAAGGACTCCAGGATTGAGCTCGACCTGGGTGACCTCATCATCAAGCGCAAGTGGATCAAGAACGAGGAGAGCGGGGCGGTCAACATGTACCTGGAGGTGGTGACTCCCCAGGGCGCGAAGTACCCCAGCCCCCAGAAGATGCTGGACGCGCTCATGGGTAAGATGTTCGACCCCTTCGAGTTCTCCGAGAAAAAGGCAAAGGAACAGCGGGAGCTCCTCCTCAATCTGGTTGACCTGGGGGACTTCTCACTGGAGGGAAACGCGGCGGAGCGCAAGACGGTATTCGATAAGCGCACTGAGGTAAACCGGGATGTGCTGCGCCTGTCGAAACAGCTGGAAGGAAAGCCGGCGCTGGCGGAGGACGTACCGGCGGAGGAGGTCTCCATTTCCTCCATCCTGGAGGAGCAGCAGGAAGCACAGAAATTGAAGGAGCAGAATGACGCAGTGAGGCGCGAGCTCCAGGGCCTCATCCAGGATCACGACACCCTGGACGGAGCAATCAAGGGCAAGGTTTCGCTCATCGACACCCTCAAGCGCCAGCTGGCCAGTCATGAGGAGGAGCTCCTCACCTGGCGCGGTGACATGGACAAGCTCATGGCCAAGGGGAAAGAGCAGCATGAGAAGGTCAAGGCGCTCAAAGACCCGGACATGGAGATCTTCACCACCAAGCTCCAGGAGTTGGAGCAGACCAACAGCAAGGTGCGCGAGAAGAAGGCGCGCGCGGCCATCCAGGAGGAGCTCTCCAAGGTGCAGCTGGAGAGTGACACCCTCACCAACAAGATCAAGCTCCTTGATGCGGCCAAGGATAAGGCGCTCCGTGGCGCCAAGTTCCCGGTGGAGGGTCTGTCCATCGATGACGAGGCGATCACCTTCAAGGACGTACCGCTGGGCCAGTGCTCGACGGAGGAGAAGATGCGGGTGTGCATCGCCATTGCCATGGCCATGAGCCCCCAGCTCAAAGTCATCCGTATCTCCAGGGCGGAGTCCCTGGACCCCAAGAACTTCCAGGTCATCACGGAGATGGCAGCGGCCGGCGGGTATCAGCTCCTCATGGAGAAGGTGGGGGACCCCGGTGACATGGGGATCATCATTGAGGACGGCATGGTCAAGGAGGTGGCACCGTGAAAAAGCCGCTTCAAAGGTTCATGGGCTCCGGTCCGTTACAGGGTGTAGCTGTTAAGTTTGACGTGCTGTCTCTTGACGGGATGGAGATCGTGATGATAGCGGCAGACCGGGAGGCTCTCCAGCAGTACATCGAGGTGCTGGGTCTGCCCCCCCTGGTTGAGAACCAGATGGAGGACGTGCTCCTGGTAGAAAAGAGCGCCATGACGTCCATGCAGTTGATCAATCCGGAGACGGGCAAGGAAGCGGGTCTCCCCGTTCCTGGCTCTGGGCTCACTCACTAAAAAGGGGGAAACAGTGGCAAAGACAGAATCGATAGAGGCGGAGATTGTGACGGAGACCTCCGCGCTTGCCGTCATCAGCATGGCGGAGATTGACCAGGCGGTGGCGACCGCCAAGAAGTTCCCGCGGTCCATCAAGGGGTTCCTGAACGAGGCGCGCGAGCTGGTGACGCTCAACGAGGAGGTGGCGGAAGATTGCATCTTCGCCATCCCCAGGGGAAAGGAGCGGGACCCTGCCTCCGGGAAGATGGTCCAGAAGTTCATCGAGGGTCCCAGCGTCCGCTTCGCTGAGATTCTCGCCTCCGCCTGGGGCAACGCCAGGTGCGGCTCCCGGCCGATGGGCGAGGAGCGCGGCCACATCACGGCGCAAGGGGTCTTCCACGACCTGGAGAAGAACGTCACCACCATCACGGAGGTCCGGAGGAGGATCACCGGGACCAACGGCCGTTTCAATGAGGACATGATTGGCGTCACCGTCAACGCGGCGTGCTCCATCGCCAGGCGCAACGCGGCGCTGCAGGGCATCCCTAAAGCTCTCTGGTCCACCCTTTACAAGGACGCCAAGGAGTGCGCCATAGGCAACGCCAAAACCCTGGTGAAGAAGCGCACGGAGATGATGCAGTATTTCCAGAAGATGCAGGTTGCACAGGAGACCATCCTGGAGTTCCTGGGCGTGCAGGGGGTGGAGGACATCGGCCTGGATGAACTCACCCTCCTCCGGGGGATCGCCACCGCGATCAAGGAGGGGACCGTCACCATTGAAAAGGCCTTCATTGTGGAGACCGGTGAGAAGAACAGCCGCGCCAAGGAAATCTTTGATCACCTCAAGAACGGGAGCAAGGGGGCGCCGGGTGCGGAGACGGATGGCGGAGCTGCAGGAGCTCCCCAGGGTAACGTCTTTGCGGACTCTCCCCCAGCGGGGGAGGGGGAAGTCTGCCAGGAGTGCGGAGTGGCCGGTGGCCATGATCCTCATTGCTCAAAGTCCACCGCCGTCCCCTGCCAGTTCTGCAAACAGTTGAGCGGCCATTCCGAAAGCTGCCCTGACAACGTGCCGGCCTAATAAACGACTCAAGGAGGATTTACACGATGGAAAAAAAGACAGGCGCAACAAGCAAGAAAGCAGGCGGCAAAGGGAAGGGCACGGCGTGCCTCCACCCGGAGGACCTGGCTTTCAACCAGGAGCGGACGGACGGCTCCGGAAAGTGGGACCGCATTTGTGGCGTGGATGGCTGCGGCTTCGTCATGTGCGAGATCGGCAACCCGACAGCGGCGGCGAGCGGTGTGGACTCCAGGAGCGGCGAGATGTGCACCCACCCCGTTTTCACGCGCAACTGGAAGGAGACGGAGGCCGGCGTGGAAGTACTCCTCTGTGACTGCGGTGTGGAGCTCGACCGGCGCGCAACGGTCCAGGCCGGGGACCAGGGGATGGAGGCGGCGGTCCAGATGGCGGAGGCTTCCTTCACATCCCAGGATGTCCCGGCCGGTGACGGTGCTGTAACCTCCCCCTTCACCTCGGACGGCAACCAGGCCGGCGGGGATGACTTCTTCCCCTTCGATGCCACCCCGCTGAAATGCGGCAACGCGGGGTGCGGCTCCTTCGACGCTTCCAAGCTGGACAACTGCAGTCTCTCCGGAGAGGACAAGCCGGGTTGCGTCACCGGCTGCACCAGCTTCCGGATGCTGGCGGAGCAGGGACACAAAGGGGACCCCTGCGTAAAGTGCGGCACGGCTCACGATGAGGTGGCCTCTGGCCCGTGCCCTGGTGCTGCAGGGGAGGCTGGCGGGAGTCCCTTCGAGTCCGCGCCTGGTCCGGATGAAAGCGCCGGCACGGTGGAGGCAACTGGCGAGGGGGAGACGCGGCGGGAAGTGTTTATCTCGGAGGAGGACAAGGCGGCGATAGCTGCGGCCGGTCCCGGCCGCGTCTCCTACGTTACCCGCGAGCCCCACAAGATCAGCCCCCGTTTCCAGGAGGCGCTCCCGGTATGCGTGGACCAGACCGTCCTGGCTCAGCACGGCATGGCGCTGGCTGAAAGACATAAGCTCTGGCTGGACACCAAGATCAAGCTCAAGGCCTTCACCAAAGCGTCCAAGGAGATCGTGGATAAGTGCGAGCGGGAAATGATCGAGCTGGGCGAGATTATCCAGTCCGGTGCGGAGATCATCCCGGTTGACTGCCAGTGGGAGTATGACTTCACCGCCGGGGAAAAGGCCCTGCGCCGCTGCGACTCCTGGGAGATCGTCAAGCGCGAGACCCTCACCGTGGAGGAGCGCCAGCTCTCCCTGGACCTCAACAACTCCTCGGCGTCCGCTATCGAGAGGCTCCGGGAGGTACAGCGCGCCGCTGCCGGCGGGAGTGACGTGATGCAGGTTGAGTGCATCGCCTCCGTGGTCCCGTTCACTTCCATCTGCGCCTCCTGCCTGGGGGACTGCGAGATGGACGGCACACCGCGGGACCCTTCCACCGGCATTACGGCGTGCACCGGGTTCTGGAATCAGCCCACGGACGAGCAAAAACAGTACAGGGACGGCGTTTGCAAGGACTGGCCGCGCTGTCCCCTGGCGGTCAAGTGCTTCGGTCCTGCCAACGAGCTGAGCGATAACACGGACTGCCTCCTCCACTTCTCGGAGTTCCATGGGGTGAAGCTCCAGGAGGAGGTGAGTGAGGAGTTGGCTCTCTCCCAGGCGCTGGAGGAGCTGCAGGCTCTCCTGGCCTTGATCGGGTGTGACGTGGCCATGGAGATACTTTCCCAGCAGTCGCAGGAGGACCTCACCGCTGCCTGGGAATACGCGCAGGCGCTCAACGAGGGTGAGGAGGAGGTCCCCGCCATGCCGTTCTTCCTCAAGGGGACCCAAAGCGCGGCACCGGCCGGCGAGCTGGTGGGCAACGGCTACCCGATCAGCCCGGACCAGGTGGGTGAGGAGCTGGAGGTGGTGCGCGGAGAGGTCAAGGAGTCCGCCGGCTTCATTCAGGACCCGGAGGATGAGCTGGACCCCCTGGGCGCGGCACTGGCGGAGGAATACTAGCCATGGCCAGAAACATCGCTTTTTTCGTTGCTGGGATTCCGGTCCCTAAGGGAAGCGCCAAGGGGTTCGTGGTCAAGAACAAGGTGACCGGGAAGTCCCGCGCCATCATCACCCAGGACAACCGCAAGGATCAACTCCCCTGGGCGTCCGCCATCGCAGTAGGGGCGCAGCAGCACCACCAGGGGGACCTTTACAGGGGACCCGTCAAGCTCTCCCTCTGGTTCGTTTTCCCCAGGCCTAAGTCCCACTACGGGACCGGTAAGAATAAGGACGTGGTGCGCTCCACGGCTTCCATGCACCACATCATCAAGCCTGACATGGACAAGCTCCTCCGGTGCGTCAAGGACGCGCTCACGGCGGTGGTGTGGGTCGATGACTGCCAGGTCTGTGAGTACGGCAGGATGGGGAAGTCTTACGGGGAAAAGCCCGGCGTGTACGTGACGATTGACGAACTGTAACAACGGAGGGCGCCGGGGCTTCTCGGCGCCTTCCTATTCGGCCTGGAGGGGGAAGCGTGTCTAATCAGTGGTATCCATTTTTCCCTGGGGACTATGCCAGGGATACCGTCCACCTGTCCCTCATGGAGGACTGCTATTACAGGAGGCTTCTGGACTACTACTATTCGACGGGGGGACCACTGCCGGTGGACCTGGAGCGTTTGCAACGGGTTTGCCGGGCCTTCTCCCCGGAAGAAAGAGCAGCGGTGCAATTCCTCCTCTCGGAGTTCTTCGAGGAGGGGGAGGATGGCTTCCACAACTTCAAAGCAGACGAGGTGATGGCAAAGGCCAAAGTGGTCTCTGAAAAGAGGTCTGCAGCGGCCAGCACACGGTGGAAGAAGGGCGAAAAGGGAAGGAGCAAAACGGATGCAAACGAGATGCAATTGCATGGTGATGAGATGCAATTGCATGAAAAAGAGATGCAAAACGGATGCATCCATAACCACAACCATAAGAGCCTAAAACCACCTCCTTTAGTTAAGGGGGTGCTCCCCAGAACGGAGCAGATGCTCCGGGATATGGTGGAGGAAAAGCGTGACTTCATCCGGACCAACTACGGTCTGGATGACAGGGAGATCAACATCCAACTTGAGGAAATGGTGGTCAAGACCAGGGACCGCTCTCCTGGACCGGACCTCTGGCTCTACATAAGCCGTTTTCTCAACAATCGAAAGGATGACATCAATGGAAAACAACAGCGAATTGCAGGCGGCGCAGCAGCGTCTCCTGGAAAAGAGGGAGGGCGTGGCCAGCAAGCCGTGTCCGGAGGGCGTGGGCTCGATGCTGGACAGGTACGGGGCGGGAAAGCTCCCGGACCTTCTGCAGCTTTCGAGGACCGCTCAGACGAGTGGGCCAGTGTCCAGGTGTGACATCCACCATTGCGAGCTGGACGAGTCCGGGGAATGCGAGGTCTGCAAGGAACAGCGCGCGGAGACGGAGCTCAAGAAGTCGAAACAGCAGGCGGATCGGGTGGAGAAACTTCTGGGCGGGATTCGCCTGGGGAATCGTTACCAGGGCATGGACTTCATCCACTACAAGCCCACGTGTCCGGAGGCGGAACAGGTATGGAGAAAGTGCCGCGGTTACGCCACTACCTTCCGGGATCGGCTGGCTGCAGGGGACAACCTCCTCATGCTGGGGAACTACGGGACCGGCAAGAACATGCTGGCGGCGTGCATCTGCAACGAGGTGGCAATGCAGGGCTTCACCGCGGTGCACACCACCGTGCTCAAGATGCTCCGGAGGATCAAAACCACCTGGCGCAAGGACTCCAAGGAACTGGAGCAGGATGTCATTGACTCCTTTGCTCTCCCGGACCTCCTGGTGGTGGATGAGATCGGCGTCCAGTTCGGGAGCGAGGCGGAGAAAATCCTCACCTTTGAGGCACTCAATGGGCGGTATGAGGAGCGCAAGCCCACCATCATCATCTCCAACCTCACCGCCATCGGGCAGTTGGAGGCGTACCTGGGGGAGCGGGTCCTGGACAGGATGAGGGAAGGGGCCACCGGGGTGCTCAACTTCACGTGGGACAGCTACAGGGGGAGGCGGGTATGAGGCGTCACTCCCCTTATCGCGGTCTTTACCGCGTGGATCCACAACCGACCTTGAACTTCCGGGGCAAGCTCATAGTTGATCTTTTCGCCGGAGGGGGTGGAGCCTCTACCGGGATGGAGTGGGCGCTGGGGCGCTCACCTGACATTGCGGTTAACCATGATCCGGAGGCGGTGGCTCTCCACCAGGTAAACCATCCGCACACCAAGCACTTCTGTGAATCTGTTTTCAACGTGGTTCCTCAAGATGTCTGCGGCGGGATGCCAGTGGGGGACCTCTGGATGAGCCCGGACTGCACGCACCACAGCAAGGCGCGCGGCAGCAAGCCGGTTTCCAAGCGGGTGAGGGGGTTGGCGTGGGTGGGAAAGCGCTGGGCCGCTACTGTGAGACCGGAGCGGATCTATCTCGAGAACGTGGAGGAGTTCCAGCAGTGGGGGCCGCTGGTGAGGGTGAACGGTGAGTGGAGGCCATGCAAGCGGCGCGCTGGCCGTACCTTCCGCAACTTTGTCCGGGAGCTTGAGCGCCTGGGGTACGTGGTTGACTGGCGCGAGTTGAGGGCATCCGATTTCGGGGCGCCCACCATTCGCAAGCGTCTGTTTTTGGTTGCCAGGTGTGACGGCCAGCCGATCATCTGGCCCGAGTTCACCCATGGGGACCCACAAACGGAGGCGGTCAAAACCGGGCGTCTGCTCCCCTGGAGGACGGCCGCGGAGTGCATTGACTGGAGCATCCCCTGTCCCAGCATCTTCGAGCGCAAGCGCCCTCTGGTGGAGAACACGCTGCGCAGGGTGGCGCGGGGCATCCGCCGTTATGTCATAGAAGCACCGGAACCGTTCATTGTACCGGTCACCCATCAGGGCAAGCGGCCCAACCATTCCCTGCAGAAACCTTTCAAGACGGTAACGGCCGCACATCGCGGGGAGCTAGCCCTGGTGGTCCCGTCTCTCACTGAGCACGCAAACGGTTCCACCCAGAGGACGTTCCCGGCGGACGAGCCGCTCCGCACCCAGTGTGCACAGGTGAAGGGTGGCCACTTCGCACTTGTGACCGCTTCCCTCTCGACCTACTACGGACCGAAAGGGAAAAATCATCACCGTGGTCAGGAACTCACTGAACCGCTACGCACCCAGACCACGGAGAACCGCTTTGCTCTGCAGTCGGCAATGCTGCTGAAACATTACGGCGGAGTGGTAGGCACCTCGCTGAACGTCCCGACAGGAGCAATCACGACCGTTGACCATCACGGCATAGCTTCCGCTCACCTGGTGCGTCACTTCGGTGAGAGTGTTGGGTCCTCCTGTGAGGAGCCGGTGGGGGCGGTGATGCCGGGGGGTGGCGGTAAGACAGGCGTAGTTGCCGCCAGTTTGGCCCGGCACTTTGGGAAAAGTGTGGGGGCGGAAGCTGCAGGACCACACCCCACAATTACCAGCAAAAGCAAGGACAGTCTGGTCACCTCCCACCTCATCAAGCTGCGGGGGACTTGCAGGGACGGCCAGCCAGTTGACGCACCGGCTCCGACGCTCACCGCCGGAGGAACTCACGTGGCGGAGGTTCGCGCTTTCCTCTTGAAGTACTACGGCTGCGACCAGAACCCGCGCCTCAACGAGCCGCTGCACACCGTCACGACCCGGGACCGATTCGGCCTAGTGATGGTCCGCGGCGAACTGTACCAAATAGTGGACATCGGGATGCGGATGCTCGCTCCCAGGGAACTCTACAGGGCGCAGGGTTTTCCTGACTCCTACATCATCGATTACGTGGTGGTGGACGGACGGAAGGTAAAACTGACAGCGACCGCACAGGTGAGAATGTGCGGCAACTCCGTCAGCCCCTACTGTGCGGCGGCACTGGTAGCAGCTAACAACGGGGTGCAACTGGCCATAGCGGCCTAAGGAGAAAGAAATGAAATTCGATTCTGATAGGACCGGCACCGGGACCAAGGAGTGGGCGGAGGTGACAGAAAACATCTGCCTGGGGTGCGCCAATAATTGCCTGTACTGCTACGCGGCGAACAACGCCAACAGGTTCAACCGCCGGCCGCGTGCGGAGTGGGACCGCGAGGAGCTCACCAGGCGCGCCGGCATGAGGAGCTACCCGGCCAAAGAGGGCGTGGTCATGTTCCCCAGCGCGCATGACATCACCCCCTTCAACGTGGACGCCTTCATCAAGGTGGCCAAGCTCATCCTGGCCAAGGGAAACCAGCTTCTCATAGTCACCAAGCCGAGGCGCGATGTCATCAACAGGGTGCTGGACGAGCTGGAGCCCTGGCGGGAGCAGATTCTTTTGCGCTTCACCATCGGGAGCATGGACGAAAAACTCACGGCTCTCTGGGAGCCCGGAGCACCGTCTCCTGAGGAGCGGTGTCTCACCCTGCATGATGCCAAGATGCGTGACTTCGCGGTCTCCATCTCCATAGAGCCGATGCTGGGCGGGGTGGAGGAGACGCTTGAGGTGGTGCGTCTGTGCTCCGTCTTTGATCCGGAAACCGTCTGGATTGGCAAAATGAACAAGATCAGGTTGAGGGTGGCGGAAAAGAGCCCGGAGGTCCTGGAGGCCATTCGCCGGGTGGAGTATCTGCAGCGGGATGAGGAAATCATCCGCCTCTATGATGGGCTCAAGTCCACCCCCTTCATCCGCTGGAAGGACAGCATCAAGGTGGTGCTGGAACCGGTGCGGCCATGAGTGAGAGCAAGATGATTCAGGTAACACCGGTGATTGATTCAAGGGTTAGAGGCTTGTGTGTTAGAGCCTATGAGGGGCACAAAAAAGGGTGCCCTAACTATAACGACCCGAAACATGCATACCGTTGTCCGCCTCAAGCTCCGCTCTTTCAGTCTTATTTCAGCATGGACTATCCGATCTATGCCGTCATCAATGAGTTTGACCTGGGTGCTCATGTAGAGCGGATGCTGGCTAAGCCAAAAGCCAATGGAAAGTTGCGCACCTTGGAGGAGGCCCGTTGTGTGTTGTACTGGCAGGGGACCGCCAGGAAGCAACTTAAATCGGCAATAGGTAACGCGCTCCGCCAATTGAATCCGCCCGGCCTCGATCCGCGCCACTGCTATGAGGCAACTTGGTGCCCGGAGGGGATGGGGGTGGATGTCACTAGAACTCTGGCCGCGGTCGGGATACCTCTGGAATGGCCACCTAAGCGATGGGCTTGTCAGGTGGCTTTCCTAGCAAAGCCGGCGGCGGAAAGGGCATACAACGAGGGGTGGAGCGCCGCTTATTGGAACGAAGCCAGTAAAAACAATCCCTACGGAAGGGAGGATCCGAATAATGCCGAGTGGTACAGGGGTTGGTTTGATGCTACTGAGGCACGCAAGGCGCCTCCTTTGAAGTACGGGTGATGGCTTCAGTTCTGAACACTGGGAGGAAGTGATGATGAGAAGCGGGACGGGCCTGTGGGTTGTCCTTTTCATCGTGGCAGAAATAATGTGCTGCGCTCTCTGGGTGGGGCGCAGACAACCAGAGAGGGGTGAGGATATGAGCGGGGGATGCGAGGCAGAGGAGGACCTTTGTAACGATTGTGGAGCCTGCGGCAAGGCGGAGGTTGCCAAGCTGGAGGCAGAGGGTCACACCTATCATTGTGCGGCGCGCCAGGTATGGGCGGACGGCATTTGTGAGTGCGGCAAGGCGGGGCATGTACCGGGGTTTATCTCCTCGGCCATTATGAAAGAGGGGGGACAGTAGAAATGAAACCGGCGAGATTTGAAGGGCACAACGTAGTTATGGGAAAAGGACAGCCGCAATACCAGGAGCTCCCCGCCTATCGGGTGGGCGATGACACCGGGACCATTATCTCCTGCTGGGAGCTGGAGCCGGCGGACAAGCTCCTCCTGGACAGAACCGGGGTCATCTGGTTGAGCCAGTTGACTTTCAACGGTCCGCTGCAGCCGCAACTCCCCAGCATCGTCAAACCGGCGGCGCTGGCGGATCTCCCAGAAGTCACCAGGCCGAACACCAGGGCCGCGGGTGGGGAGGGCTTGGGGTTCGAGACAAAGGACGGCGGGAGGGTGGCCATGGCGGACGAGGGGCCGGCCAGGATGGGGTGCAACCCCTTCGGGTTCGGTTGCCCGGACTGCGGCGCCTCCTTCTCCTTCAAGTATGACGTGGTGGAGATGGGGGGGCACGGACAAGCAAAAGAGCACCTTCTGGACCTGGAGGTAAAGCGGGACGAGGTGGAGACCCAACGGCTCCGGAAACACCTGGGCGCGGAGGGGACGGCCGCGGAAGCAACGCGCCAGCTCGTTGCGGTGGATGACCTGGTGCTCCAGGCTCTCAACGTGGTTCTCCCGGAGGAGGAGCAGCTGGGTGAAGATCCGGAGAAGCGCGTGGCGCAGCTCATCACCATCCTGGGGATGCACCGCGAGGTCCTGGCTAACTATCGCGCCACCGTGCAGCACATCATGAAGGGGGTGGAGATCGCCAGGGATGCGGTCCAGGAGGAGCTGAACCACCAGAAGCTCATCTCCGTGCTGGGACAGAGCCAGATGCTCATCATGGCGCTCGATGCTCTCAATACCATCCTGCCGGCGAACAAGAAACCGGAGCCTTCCAAGCTGATCCTGGTGGGCGGAGGTGGCCGGGGATGAGTAGGCCAGTGTAAAGCTTGACAATGAGTGGCTTCTAGTAGTAAACCGCAATGGGGCCGGTGCAAATGGTGTAAATGGTGCATGATGGGGCGGTTCCCGGTTATGGGTGACCGCCTTTTTTTTTGTACGTAGGGGGGACTATGAGCAGGAAGCTCACGCCGAAACAACAGCGATTCGTGGAGGAGTACCTTGTTGATCTGAACGGCACTCAGGCGGCAATCCGCGCCGGCTACTCCCCGAAAACAGCTAATGAGCAGGCCGCACGTCTGTTAGCGGATGTTAGCATCCAAGGCGTAGTGGACGAGCAGATTGAGAAGCGCTCCAGGGTGACGGGGATCGACAGCGCCAAGGTTCTGGTGGAGCTCTCTCACCAGGCTTTCTATGACCCGTTGGTGTTCGCGGACATCAAGAAGCCGGCGGACCTCGAGAAGCTCCCGGTACACCTCCGCAAGGCCGTCACCGGGTGGGGCTGGGACAAGCTGGGCAACTTCGCGCTCAAGCTGGCTGACAAGAAGGGGAGCCAGGAGCTCATCGGGCGTCACCTCAAGATGTTCACGGACAAGGTGGAGCTGGGCGGCGAGGTGGGGACGCGCGGCGAGATGTCGGACATGGAGCTGGCCAACCGGATGCTCACGCTAATCGGCACGCTGGAGAGACGAGCAAAGGGAGACGGCAATGGAGGTGCTTAACCGTCTCAAGGGTCTCCTGGGGTACGCAACGGAGGAGGAGAAGCTGGAGCTGGCCTTCCTCATGCGCCAGGCCACCGGGGTGTGGGTCCCAATGTTCGAGGGTCCGCAAAAGGAGGCCTACGACACGGAGGCGGATGTCACCTTCTACGGCGGCGCGGCCGGCGGCGGCAAGACGGACCTAGTTATCGGTCTCTCCCTCACCAAGCACATCCGCTCTATCATCTTCCGCAAGGTGGGGACGGAGCTCCAGGCCATCCAGGACAGGATGCTGGAGATACTTGGCACGGACCAGGGGCTCAACTCTCAGAAAGGAATCTGGCGCGTCCCCGGGGCGGACAAGCGACAGGTGGAGTTTGGCGCAGTCCCCAACCTGGGGGACGAGAAGAAATACCAGGGGCGCCCCCATGACCTCAAGGTGTTCGATGAGGTGACGAGCTTCCCGGAGGCTCAAGTCCGCTTTCTCATGACCTGGCTCCGCACCACCAGGAAGGGCCAGCGTTGCCGGGTGGTATTCACCGGTAACCCTCCGGTGGACGCTCAAGGGGAATGGGTCATCAAATACTTTGCCCCCTGGCTCGATCCGGATCACCCGCGGCCGGCCAAGCCGGGCGAGCTGCGATACTTCGCCGTCATCGAGGGGAAGGACGTGGAGGTGGACGGACCGGAGCTCATACCGGACCCCGCCAAGCCGGGCAAGCTCATCAAACCTCAGTCCAGGACCTTCATCCCTTCCAAGGTGCAAGACAACCCTTTCCTCATGGATACCGGGTATGAGGCCACCCTCCAGGCTCTCCCGGAGCCGCTGCGCTCCATGATGCTCAACGGTGACTTTCAGGCCGGCAAGGATGAAAACCCGTTCCAGGTCATCCCGTCGGAGTGGGTCAAGGCAGCTCAAGCCAGATGGCGGGAGGACGGCAAGAAGCAACCCATGGACGCCATTGGCGAGGACGTGGCGCGCGGTGGCCGCTGTGAGACCATTGTGTCCCGGCGTCATGGCGCTTGGTATGACAAGCTCCTGTGCTACCCGGGAGCGGCTACTCCTGACGGTCCCAGCGCCGCGGCCGTTGCTCTGGCTGCACAGAAAGATGGCGCTCCGATCCACGTGGACGTGGTGGGTGTCGGCACTTCCCCCTATGACCATCTCAAGACGGCCGGCGTGCATGTGGTGGGGATCAACGGCGCGGACGTGGGCCATGGCACGGACAAGAGTGGCCGGCTCCGCTTCTACAACCTCCGGGCGCAACTCTGGTGGCAGATGCGTGAGGCGCTGGACCCCAACGCGGTCCCCCCTGTCGCTCTCCCTCCTGGCCAAGATGTCAGGGCGGACCTGTGCGCTCCCACCTGGACGCTGCGCGCCGGAAAGATTCTCATCGAGTCGAAAGAGGACCTCATCAAGAGGATAGGGCGCTCCCCGGATAAGGGTGACGCCATCATTTACGCCAGCGTGGAGACTCCGAAGCGCAAGGCATTACCTCCGGGTAAAACCCGGCATGTAGTGGATTATGATCCGCATGGGGGGCTGTGATGGCTGTGGTTCCATTGCCTTTTGAGATGAAGAAGTACGCCAAGGTGAGCACCCTCATGGCTAGGTGGGACTGCAGCGTGGACCTGGTGCGGGAGTTGGCCAGCAAGGGCGTGATAAGGCTCTGGCACCCGGAGGGGAGGGAAGGGGCGCGTGGCCTGCGCGTGGACGTGGCCAGCGTCCTAGAGGCTGAAAGCAGGGGCTACCTGGCCTATTCGTCCCTGGAGGAGGAGATTTAGCAGCACCATGGCGCGGTTATAGATAGGTAACGGAGGTTGAGGGGGCTATTTGGCCCCCTTTTTTTGTGCTCCAATCTCGGCCGGCTGGAAATTCTCTAATGCGAGGTGCTTATGTGTGGTGGCAAACCCCCTTCCCCCCCTCCTGTCGTTCCCCCTCCCGAAGAACAGGACGCCGGCGTAACAGCAGCGCGCGACAGCGAGAGACAGAGGCGCAGGATGGCCTCAAGCAACACGGTGCTGACTGGTCCCCAGGGCGCGACCGCCCCCGCCACCACCACCACCAAAACGCTCCTGGGACAGTAGCAAATGGCGGCGCAGGCACCGGACAACTACAACGGCCGCGTGGTCTGCCTGCTGACCGGGAAACGGCGCTACCGGAAGCGAAAACAAGCAATGACCGGCGCCAGCATGGTGGCGGCACAGTCTGGGGCAAGGCTCAGTATCTACAAGTGCCGGATATGCAAAGACTGGCATTTAACAGAGGTGATAGATGGCGGAAAACATGACCAAAAGGGAACAAGTGGAGCGCCGGCTGGCGGAGCTCAAGACGGAGCGGGAGTCCTTCTTTCCGCACTGGCAGGAGCTCACGAAGTTTCTTTCTCCCAGGACCGGGCGCTATCTCACGACCAACAAGAGCAAGGGCTCTAAGGCCAATGACGCCATTATCAACAGCTGCGCCACCACGTCGCTCCGGACGCTCAAGTCCGGGATGCACGCCGGGATGACCTCACAGTCCCGTCCCTGGTTCCGCCTCATGCTGGAGGATGCGGACCTCATGAAGTTCAAGCCGGTTAAGTCCTGGCTGTTCGAGATGGAGACCAGGATGAGGACCTCCTTTGCGCGGAGCAACTTCTACAACGTCATGCCGCAAATGTACGGCGCAACCGGCGGACATGGTACTGCGGCCATGGCCATCCTGGAGGATCGGCAAACCACCATCCGCTGTTACCCCTTCCCGGTGGGGTCCTTCTTCATCGCACTGAATGACCGCCTGGAGTGCGACACCCTTTACCGTCAATTCGCCATGACGGTGCGCCAGGTGGTCATGCAGTTCGGGCTCAAGAACGTCTCCCAGACGGTCCGCAACCTCTGGGACAAGAGCAACTATGAGCAGCAAGTGGAGGTGACGCAGGCCATTGAGCCCAACGTGGACCGGGATTTCACCAAGCTCAACGCCTCTGAGAAGCCGGTCCGGTCCGTCTATTGGGAGCCGGGCAGCTCAAAGCAGGATGCGCTTTTCCTGTCGGAATCGGGCTTCGATGAGTTTCCTGTGATGGCGCCGCGCTGGGACGTGGAGGGTGATGACGTTTATGGCTACTCCCCGGGCATGGACGCGCTGGGGACCGTCAAGGGTCTCCAGTTCTTCGAGAAGCGCAAGGCGGAGGCACTGGACAAGGTGGTCCGTCCTCCGATGCTGGCGGACTCGGCGCTCAAGGAAAGTGGATCCAGCATCGTCCCGGGTGGCGTCACCTACATCGATAACCTAGCGGCACAGAACAACGCTGGTTTCCGGCCTGCGTACCAGTTCCAGCCACACATCGGGGAGCTCCGCCAGGACATCGAGGCGCAGAAGGCGGAGATTCGCAAGATTTTTTACGAGGATCTCATGCTGATGTTTGCCACCAGCGACATCAACCAGGTGACGGCGAGGGAGGTGGAGGAGCGCCACCAGGAGAAGCTCCTGGTGCTGGGTCCCACCATCGAGCGTTTCGGTGAGGAACTCTATGACAAGGCGATAGATAGAACCTTCGCCATCATGCTCCGCCGCGGTGAGGTTATTCCTCCTCCTCGGGAGCTCTCCGGGCAGTCGCTCAAGGTGGAGTACATCAGCGTGATGGCGCAGGCCCAGAAGCTGGTAGGGACCGCCTCCATGGAGAGGGTGGCCGGGTACGTGGGCAACCTGTCCAGCTTCAACCCGGAGGCGGTGGACAAGTTCAACACGGACGCAGCCATTGACGAGTATGCCGGGATGCATGGCGTTGCTCCCAATGTAATCAGGACGGCGGAAGAGGTGGCGCAGATTCGCCAGGCTCGAGCTGAGGCACAGCAGGCCAAGGACATGGCAGCAGCGGCGCCGGCAATGGGGAATGTGGCAACTGCCGCAAAGACGCTCTCAGAGACCAACATCAGCGACGTGAGCGCGTTGACGCGACTGATAGGGGCAAGGTGATGGCACGCAAGTCTAAGGCGGAGCAGCAGGCCGCGCGACAGCAGAGACAGCATCTCATGGACATTGACCAGGTGCTCTCCACTCCAGCAGGGCAGAGAGTCATCTGGGTGCTCCTGGAAAGGACCGGCGTTATGCGGTCCTCCTTCCATTCTGACCCTCTGGTCATGGCCATGCAGGAGGGCCAGCGCAACATCGGGTTGCGCTTAACGGCGGAGATCCTGGAGGCCTGTCCGGAGAAGTACATCAACCTTTTGAAGAGTGCCAAGGCACGGAGGGAGAAAGCAAATGAAGAAACGAATCATGTGGTGGAAGTTTCTGGTGATGATGCTCTTGCTGCCGGTGATGGGGATCACGGCGGTTCCCGGTGAGGGCGGCGAGGGTGGTGCTGGTGGTGGGGACGCCGGCGCCGGCGGTGATGGCGGCTCTATCCTTGGCGGGGCTGGCGGTGATCCTGGAGCCGGTGGAGAGGGCGGTGGCGGTGGCGGTGATGCCGGTGGAGGCGGCGGCGGAGAGGATGACCTTTCCAAGCTGTTCACCCCTGAGCTCATCGAGGCACGCAAGCAAGAGCTGGCCGCTACCAAGGCAGAGGAGGCGCGCCGTGCTGGTCTCACGGATGAGCAGCGCGAGGAGGAGGACCGTCTCAAGGCGGAAGAGGCCGCAAAGCAGGGAGTACCGGAAAAGTACGAGCTCAAGTTCCCGGAGGGGGTAGAGATAACCGCGGAGCTCCTGGAGGAGTTCACCCCACTGGCCAAGGAACTGGGGCTCAACAACGAGCAGGCGCAGAAGCTGGCGGACTTTGAGGCCAAGCTGGTACAGCGCCGTTACGAGTCCTACAACCAGATGACCCAGGAGTGGGTGGCGACCGCCAAGAAGGACAAGGAGTATGGCGGGGACAAGTGGGAGGCGAGCGTGGAGACGGCACAGCGCGCGCTCAACACCTTCGGAACTCCGGAACTCAAGACGGCGCTCAACCAGTACAAGCTGGGCAACCATCCGGAGCTCATCCGCCTCATGGTCCGGATCGGCAACAACATGAAGGAGGACGGGATGGTCCTCCCGGGTGGCCAGGGAGCGGAAAAGGGCGATATCGCCACACGGCTTTATGGAGACAGCAAGTAGATCAACCCCCCCCCGCTTTGTCGGAGAACACCGGCCAGCGGGTACAAGCCTTTGCGGGAGAACACCCGCCAGGAGGTTCATCATGGCAGTTATCGGCAACAAGGGGGCAACGCTTATCGACGTTGCCAACAGTCTGGACCCCCAGGGGAAAGTGGCGGATGTCGCGGAGCTCCTGAACCAGACCAACTCTCTCCTGGAGGACATGCCTTTCCAGGAGTCCAACCAGGAGACCGGGCACCGCTCCGTCATCCGGACCGGCCTCCCCTCCGCCACCTGGAGGAAGCTGTACCAGGGCATCCAGCCTTCCAAGTCCACCCGCACCCCGATCACGGACACCTGCGGGATGCTGGAGGCACGTAACCACGTGGATAAGGACGTGGCGGAGATCAACGGCAACACCGCAACCTTCCGCCTCTCAGAGGCCGTTGCGGAAGTGGAGGCCATGAACCAGACCATGGCCGGCACGGTCTTTTACGGGGACGTCACCGCCAACCCGGAGAAGTTCACCGGGCTCACCCCCAGGTACAACACCCTTTCCGCGGCGGTCCCGGTCTCACAGAACGTCATCAGCGCCAGCGGCTCGCAGTCGGACAACACCTCCATCTGGCTCATCGTCTGGGGCAACAACTCCCTGTTCGGCTTCTACCCCAAGGGGAGCAAGGCCGGCCTGCAGCACGAGGACCTGGGACTCCAGGATGTGCAGGACGCCGATGGCGGCTACTACCGCGCGTACAAAGACTGGTGGCAGTGGAAGTGCGGCCTGTGCGTCAAGGACTGGCGCTATGCGGTTCGTATCTGCAACATCGACGTGAGCAACCTGACCAGCGAGTCCTCCGCTGCGGACCTCATCAAGCTCATGATAAAGGCCACCCACCGGATTCCGTTCCTCACCATGGGGCGCCCGGTGTTCTACGCCAACAGGACCGTGCGCGAGATGCTGGACATCCAGGCGCTCAACAAGAGCAACAACGCGCTTTCCATCCGGGAATCTGCCGGCCAGTTCTCCACGAACTTCCTGGGCATCCCCATCAAAACCTGCGACCAGCTCCTCAACACTGAGGCCGCGGTCTCCTAATCCACCACCTACCTGGGGAGGGGCGTGAGCCCTTCCCCTTCATCGCTTCCTAAAAGGAGGAGCACCACATGTTACTTGATAAGAGCTTGGAACTGAGCCTGGCTCAGGCCTTCACCGCACAGGGCACCACGGTGAGCACCAACGTCATTGACCTTGGCAGCGCGCGCAACATCGGCGCCGGGGAGGACCTCTTCCTCTACGTCCGCGTGGACACCGCCGTCACCTCCGCCGGTTCCGCAACCGTGGACATCCAGCTCCAGACCTCCGCCAACGCGGACTTGAGCTCCCCGGATGTCCTCACCTCCATCGGCGCCGTGGCCAAGGCCACCCTGGTGGCAAACAAGACCTACAAACTGCGGCTCCCCGCCGGGACCTATAAACGCTATCTGGGGGTGGGCTTCGTGGTGGCCACTGCAGACCTCACCGCCGGGAAGTTTGACGCCTGGATCGCCAAAAACGTGGATGACACCACCAACTACGCCAGCGGCTTCGCTGTCGCCTAAGGGGAAGGAGTAAGTTATGGCACGTTACTTGGCAAAAGAGCGCGGCTTTGCTGGCGCTCTCCGTGAGCCGGGGGATGTCTTTGAGTTTGACGGCCCCAAAGGGTCCTGGATGAAGGACCTGGACAATCCGGAAGAGGACGAGGATGACGCCGGCGACGGCAAGGAGAAGGGCAAGGGCGCCGGCGGCGGCGATCAGCTCGACAGAGAGCAGATCAAAACGAACCTCACCATGCTGGGCGTGGAGTTCAACTCCAGGGCGGGGACTGAGGCGCTGCAGAAGCTCCTGGAGACCCACCTGGCCAAAGCGCAGCAGTAGACCCGGAGCAGCAGCAGAATAACCACCTGGCGGGGGAGGGCTTCCTCCTCCGCTTTTTTTATTCCAAGGAGTGAGCTATGGCAGGCTGGAACACCCCACTAATCAATGCAGATAAACATCTCATCATAGACACAATCATCCCCGTTACTGCTGACACCTCTTATCCTGCAGACGTTGCCATAGATATCAAAAAGGGGGGTGGCTTCAACGTTGCTGCCGGTAAGACTCTCACCATCAAGGGTCCCGTTATCACCGTCCCTTATCAGGTGTTCTTTGGACCGGGAGCCGTGGCCCTCGAAATGGCAAGGGAGGTCCGGGCCGAAAACTTCCCCAGCCTTTCGGTGGCCGATGCCGCTGCCGTGGCCTACGGCAAGGAACTGGTGCTCTCGTCGGCGTGGTACATCCCTGTCGGCCAGACATTCAACGCCCCTGTGCGCTGCCTCCCTGGTGCCGTGCTCACGCTCGACGGTGCCCTAAACGTCAACAATAGCTTTATTGGCTGTGATGGGTGTTTCAATGTCACAGCTTTTGGCTCCATCGCCGGACTTCGGGAGTGTTGCCCCGAATGGTGGACCATCGATGGTGTTGATGATCACGTCCAATTCAACCACGCGGTACAGTCGTTGGTTTGGCGTGGGACTCTGCACACCGTCAACAATAAGACCTACCTCGTGGATGGGGAGATCCTGGTCAACAAGACAATCCGGATTGACGGGGCCAGCAGGATCAAGATCAAAGACGGTGCAACCCTCAAAGCGGCGCCCGATCAGGCCGAGGCGACTTTCTCCATCATGACGGTTTCGGCTAACTTATGTGTAATCCGGGACATCACTGTCGACGGCAACATGGACGGCAACCCGACATGGATGTATGACCAGAGCGCCAACTACGGCATTGCCGTAACCGGGAAGTACAACCTGGTGGAGAACGTGACCGCTGAGAACGTGACGGCGAACGGTCTTGGCGTGCCGGCGTATGGTACAGGGAACGTTTTCCGCAACTGCATAGGGCGCCTTTGCGGGAAAAAGGGTATGTACCTGGGGCTGGTCTCGGATAACGTGATTGACGGCGGACAGTATACGGATAGCCGTTTTGACTCGGGCATCGGCCTGCACCAGGGCGCCCGCAAAACCTACATCGGCGGCGGCGTAGTTATTGCCCGTAATCATACCTACGGCCTGCACAGCGGCGAGTCTTTTGAGATTTTCGGACAGATCGGTGCAATGGTCTGTGCCGGCAACTTTATCTACGACAATGGGACGTTTTTCTATTTGATGCGGAAGTCGGGAAGCGGTGGGGGCAACTCGACCGAGTTTTTCGCAGGCGACCGGGTCCGGTGGAATATGACAACTACGATCTGGGAGTGTACCACGCCGGGCATTACCGCTGCGGCTCCGCCTAGCATCACCGGCAAGGTTGTGGGGGATACGGTTGTTGACGGCGGTGTCACCTGGACCATGCGGCCGGCGGAGCTCATGAGGGAAAACAACACCGCCTATACCGTGGGGACTCGGGTCCGGTGGGGGGCGCATGCCTCCATTTGGGAATGTACTACTGCCGGCGTGAGTTCCGACAAAGAGCCGTTTTTTGTCGGCAAGGTGGTGGGGGACACGGTTACGGATGAAAACCTTAATGCTCCGGGTACGGGGTGCGTCTGGACGATGAGGGTTATGGGGAAAGTCTCCACCCCGAACGTCTTTATAGCTCGTTTCTGGGATGCTGCCGGACTCGATGAGCAGACCATTGACACCCGCGACATCCTCACCAATAACCACATCTACTATACCCCGATGCCTGCGGCTTCCGGTGGAACACAGGGTAGCAACCCCTTTAACATCCAGGTGTGGAACAGCAAGGGGCTGATATGTAACAACAACACGATAGAAATGGGGGGGATGCTGTTCTATGACTCCATTGTGGCGGATGTCTCTCACAACGATTTCCGCGCGGCCTATGCGAACCAGATGGACTATCTCATCCTGATTAAGGGCTCTGCTGTTACAGGAAGTCACGCAAGCCACCTGACAAACATCGGGCTCAAGTTCAAAGACAATACGTTTGAGGTCAGCAACATCGCTTCTGTCTTTGACATTACGGCGTCAACGGAGATGCAAATCATTGAAAACGATTTCCGGGTACTGGCTGGCGGTACTTACGAGATCAGAATGAGGGACCAGGCCAGTGTTGAGACTGCCATCATCAAACAGAGCAAAGGCAGGGTTCGGCTTGTCAATGCTACGTTCAACAACGGTTATTCTGCGGTCATTCTCCCCGCGGCGGCGACGGCGGGGCTCCCCCCTTACCCATACGCGGAGCAGTTGGCCTATGACTCAACCCTGGCGGGAATGGTCCGGTGGTCGGGCGCCGCATGGGTTCCGGCTCACTCCCGCAAGGGTACTACCACCAGCGACAGCGCGGCGGCGGGTGACATTGGCCAATCCGTTTCGGCTCTTGTGGCGGCGGGCTCGGCGGCGGCTCTCACCACAAACACCGGGTTAAATGTGACCAGCATCAGCCTGACGGCGGGGGATTGGGACGTGGAGGGTAACGTCAACCTGTCGGCTGCAGCGGCCACCATCACGGCGATGTCCGCGGGGATCACCGCGACCTCCGCAACGGTCCCTGCCGATGGCTCGGAGATCTACAACGGACAGCAGACCGTCACCGCGTCCATGACCACATCTCTCACCATGCCGCGGAAGCGGATCTCTATCGCCGCGACCACAACCATATACCTGGTGGCACGGTCCACCTTCTCGGCCGGTGCGGTGTCCACTTTCGGCTCCATCACTGCGCGCCGGGTGCGCTAACACAGAAGCGGGAGGAGGTCCCCGATGAAAATGGTTTCGATGAAGATGGCACCGAAAAAAGGCGACAAGGGTGACGAGGTGAAATGCTGCGGCATGGACCAGGAGGAGAAATATCCCTGGGGACTCCGGATCAACCTGGGGGATGAGGAGCTCAAGAAGCTTGGCATCAAGGAACTCCCCAAGGTGGGCCAGGAGCTCCCCTTCACTGCAACGGTCAAGGTGGTGGGCGTCCGCTCCAACGAGTCCCAGGACGGCGAGAACCGCAACGTGGAGCTGCAAATCACGGAGTGCGCGCTGGAGATGGGAAAGGAGGGCATGGACCTGGAGAAGAAGGCCACCAGCCTCTACGGTGGCGGGGACAAGGGGGGCGCGTAATCCATGACGCCAAAGACAAAAACAGAAATCTGCATGATGGCACTGGGAAAGATTGGCGTTTCCAAGCGGCTCGGCAACGTGGACACGGATCAGACCAACGAGGCCATACAGTGCCGGCTCTACTATGACGGTGCCCTGGACCGGGCACTGGGAGAGCTCCCCTGGAAGTTCGCCACCAGGACGGCAACCCTCACCAACCTGGGGACTCCGCCGGTGCGGTGGGGCTACCGTTACCGCTTGCCGGCGGACTGTGTGACGCCTCGGCGCGTCCCCTTCCCCGGCTCCGGACCGATCGATGAGGGGGCGCCCTTCGAGATCGTGGAGGATGAGCCCACCCCAGGGCTGGCGCTCTGCACCAATGAACCCGATGCCACCCTGGTCTATACCGGGCGCATTGTCGCTATTGCGCTCTGGCCGCAAACGTTCATCGACCTCATGGCCTGGTCCCTGGCCATGGATCTGGCTCCGGTGCTTTCGTCCGCTGCGGGGCTGGTCAACTCTGCAAGCCAGGGTTATGCGGCCACCGTCCTCCGGGTGGGAGCGCGCGACCTGAACCAGCAGAAGGACCCGGACTCCGCCAAGGAATCCGACTTCATAACCGCGAGGTACTAACATGGGTCAAGGTATCCCCCAACTGTCTTTCACTGCCGGCGAGCTCGCCCCTGCGATGTACGGGAGAGGCGACATAAACCGCTTCTATTCCGGTGCCCGGAAGGTGCTCAACTTCATTGTGCGCCCTTACGGGGGGCTGTCGAACCGGACCGGGACCACCTTTGTGGCAGACCTGGGGGGACCTTGCCGGCTCATCCCTTTCCAGTTCTCCACCGTGCAGACCTACACCCTGGCCTTTGGGGAGTACACCATGCGGGTGTTCACCAACGGGGGGCAGGTGCTTTACCCGGTGGGGCACGCCTCCGCCGGCCAGCCGGTGGTCATCACGACCATCTACCCTTACAGCGCCCTGGCGCGGCTCAAGTTCACTCAAAACGCGGATGTCATGACGCTCTGCCATCCTGATTATCCCCCCCAGCAGCTCAGCCGGCTGGACCATCACAGTTGGAACTTTGCTCCTTTTGCCAACACCGGAGGTCCGTTCCTGGACATCAACATAGATGAGTCGAAAACCATCTACGCCAGCGCCTTCACCGGGAGCACCACCATCACAGCCTCCAGTTCACTTTTCACTTCTGACATGGTGGGGCAGATGATGAGGATCGAACAGGCGCCGAACAGCCTGACCAACAAGTGGGAGGTGCAGAAGACAATCCAGATAAACGATAAGCGGCGCGCCGGCGCCAACTACTATGAGGCGGTGAACGCTGGCACCACCGGCACGGTGCGACCTTCTACCCTGGAGGGGGTGGAGCCGGACGGGGACCCGGGTGTCACCTGGCGCTACCTGCATAGCGGCTTCGGGATAGTGCTCATCACCGGCTACACATCGCCCACCGTTGTCACCGGGACGGTGCTTTCCCGTCTCCCCGATTCGGTTATAACTGGCAGTCTTGTACGGACCATCACCGGGGTGACTGCCGGCACTGAGCCTGTAGAGGACCCTCCCACACCTGGCGTCAATGCTCGGGTGACATGCCCGGCTCATGGGTTCTCCACAGGCGACTCCTTAACCATCAGCGGAGTGACCGGGATGACCGGCATCAACGGCATTGCGCAGATAATTGTCGTGGATGCGAACACCTACGACCTATCCGGAATCTATGGCAGCGGCGCCTATGCCGGCGGTGGAGTCGCCTCAAAAACCCTCGCTGCAACCCTCACCTACAAATGGGCTTTGGAGGCATGGGGTGGAAACCAGGACTATCCCAGCGCCACCACCTACTACCAGCAGCGCCAGGCCTTCGCCGCGAGCCTCGGGAAACCTCAAGCCACCTGGTTCTCCCGCACAAAGGGATACCTGGATTTCGGCACCGAAACGCCGGCTCTGTCGGATGACTCCATCTCCTTCACCGTCGCCTCCAGGGAGGTCCAGGAGATTCGCCACATCGTGGAGCTCTCGGAGCTCATCCTGCTCACCTCCGGGGGAGCATGGACCATGATGGGGCAGGACGGCGTGCTCACCCCCTCCAGCGTGAATGTGAAGCGCCAGGGGGCCATCGGGTGCTCCCATGTCCCTCCTGCCATCATTGGCAGCTATGCGCTCTTTGTCTCGGAGAAGGGCTCCCAGATTCGGAGCCTGGGCTACAACTTCCAGCAGGACGCTTTCATCGGTCAGGACCTCACGGTCCTCTCACATCACCTGTTCACCAACAAGACCGTGGTGGACATGGTTTTCCAGCAACTCCCCTACTCCTGCATCTGGGCGGTACGCAATGACGGCGTGCTTCTCGGGCTCACCTACCTCCCGGAGCAGGACGTGGCCGGGTGGCACCAGCACACCACGCAAGGGAGCTACCGGTCCGTGTGCTGTGTCTCTGAGGGCAGCGAGGATGCTCTTTACCAGGCAGTGGACCGGGTGGTGGGGGGCGTCACCAAGTATTACCTGGAGCGTGCGGTATCGAGGACCGCGGCAATCCCTTGCTTCCTGGACTCTGCGCTCACCTATTCCGGAGATCCGGTGAGCGTGGTTTCCGGACTCTCCCACCTGGAAGGGAAAACGGTGGGGGTTATGGCCGATGGCGTCTATGTCGGGACCAAGGTGGTGGCCGGCGGATCGATCACGCTCACCACGCCGGCGTCCATCATCGTGGTGGGGCTCCTCTACACCTCCGAACTCGAAACGCTGGACCTCTCCAGTGCTCAGAACAACATCCGGACCACCAACAAGCTCATGAACCACGTGAGCATACTGGTGGACGAGTCCAAGAACGTGATGGCGGGACCGGACGCTAACAACCTCATGGAGTACCAGGAGGACCTGACGCTGGTACAGCAGGCGAGCGACCTGGTGGACATCCGCATCCCCGGCTCCTGGTCGAAAACGGCGCGCATCCTGGTCAGGCAGGAAAAACCGCTGCCGCTCACGGTGCTGGCTGTAATACCAGATGTGAGCAGCGGCGGGAACTAGGCACCACATAACACTGAAAAGACTGGAGGAGGGACTGGAATGGCGGTTGATTGGGCGCAGATAGGGATTCTGTTGGGGAACTTCGGGGCGATGGCGGGGCTGGTCAAGGTCTACGCCACCAAGGTGGACAAACATGCGGACGTTCTGCCGGCAATGGCGGAGTCACTCAAGACAACGAGCGAGACGCAGAAAGTGATGCTCTCCTCCATTCAGGAGCTCTATAACAGCCGCAACGCTCATGCTCTGGCCATCGAGCGGCTCAAAACCACCCACCGGATAAAGGGGTGCGAGTTACCCAAGGAGCTTATGGGGGGGCAAGATGAAACCTGAGATAGTCCGGGCCCTCCCGGAACACATCACGGCGGTGGCGGATCGGGTGAGACCCGCGGACCGGGTGGAACTGTATCTGGCATCCTGCGAGGAGCCGGCCGTCACCCTGCGCCGGTCCCTGGAAAGCTCCACACTGGCCTGGACCGGCCTCATTGACGGAGTGCCGGTCTGCATGTTCGGCGTTGTGCCCGGGACAATCCTGGGGGACGTGGGACACCCCTGGATGGTGGGAACGGATCAGCTCGACCGTTACCCCTTCGTGTTCCTGCGCCGCTGCAAGGGGTGCGTCCTGGAGATGCAAGCGGCATATTCCACCCTGCAAAACTACGTCTACCAGGAGAACACCAGGGCGCTCCAGTGGCTAATCTGGCTGGGGTTCAGTGTCACCATACCTGGGGAGCCCATGGGACCATTCGGGGCTCCCTTCTGCCGTTTCGAGATGAGGAGGAAAGGGTGATAGAGAAGGACATCCAAGCGGTCCCGGTGGAGGACCTCCGGGAGAAGGTGGCGGCTCTGGAGGAGCAGATGCTCCAGCTACCTCAAACGGCAATGCTCATGCGTCATCACTTCGCGGATGGGCTCTATGCCAAGGAGCTCCACATACCGGCGGAAACGGTCATTGTGGGGAAGGTGCACAAGGCGGAGCATCTCAACTTCCTCATGGAAGGGGAAATCATCGTTTTCAACGGTGCGGGGATGCTGCGCCTCAAGGCTCCGTCCATCCTCAAGTCTGAGGCCGGGGTGAAGCGTATGGGGATCACCGTCACTAACACGGTCTGGGTGACGGTGCACACGGTAGAGGACAAAGAGGGGTGTGATCTGGTGGAGTTGGAGAACAAGCTCACCGTCTGCACCATGGACGATTATGACGGCTACCTGGCGCAGGCAACCAGGGAGCTCCTGGGACAAGGAGGGGAATCATGAGCATGGCATATACTGCCGTGGCGCTGTCGATCATATCAATTGCTGCGACCGCCACCACCACCTACATGCAGGCGGACAACGCCAAGGACCTGGGTGAGTACAACAAGAAGATGGGGGAGAACAACGCGCTGGACGCGGCACAGCGCGGCGCCATCGAGTCGGCGGAGCACCGCCAGAAGGTGCGCCAGATGATAGCCACCCAAAACGCAGCTTACTCCAGCGCCGGCGTGGACTCCTCCACCGGGAGCGCGGCGCAGATCCAGGAGGACACCGCCGGCTTTGGCGAGCTGGACGCGCTCCGGATTCTGAACAACGCGCAGCGCACCGGCGCTGGCTACCGGGCGGCGGGGAACCTGGAGAAGTGGAAGGGTGACGCCGCCTTTGCTTCCGGCATGGTCAAGATGGGCGGTGATGTTGCTGGCTCTGCGTCCAGTGCCTATTTCGGGGGAGCTAAGGCCGGCCTCTGGGGAGGTAAATGATGAGGATACCCGTCTACGACCAAAGCACGGTCAAGCCTACGGCACAGGTTGCACCCTTCGCCTCCGGTCCCGGCGTCGATCTTTCCGGGCTCTCCAGGGGGCTGGAGAAGGTAACGGATAACATCTTCTCGATGGCGGTACATGAGAAGAAAAAGGCGGACGAGAAGGCTCTTTATGACTTCCGGGTAAAGCTGGATGACCATGAGAGCCTCACCGCCTTTGGAGACGGCAAAACTCCGGGCTTTCTGCAGACCCGCGGCGAGGCTGCGCCCAAGCAACTGGACACCACCCTCAACTCCTTCACCCAGGGGCTGGATAAGCTGCGCGAGGCTGCACAGAACGATGAGCAGCGCCATGCCTTCGACCTCATGGCGGAGGAGCGCAAGCGAACCGTGGAGCGGTCCTTCCGGACTCACGCCTCCGCTCAGTTCCAGACCGCGGTGGACGCTTCCCAGGAAGCTTTGGAAAAGTCCACCCTCCGCAACATCGCCAACTACTTCAACGATGATGCACGCTTCGGCCAGGAGCTCGCCGTGGGACGCCAGGCCATCCTGGAGGACGCGGCCAACAAGGGACAGGCTCCGGAGGTTAAAAAGTTTCGCCTGGAGACCTTCACCTCCCTCGCCTACGGTCAAAGAATCGACCGCATGGCCAGCATCAGCGCGGTGGAGGCTCAGAAGTTCCTGGACGAAAACAAGGACCTCATGGTGGCCAGCGACGTGGCACGCTACCAGAAGGAGCTCAAGCCGCTCATCACCAAGCAAAGCGGCATGGCTGCGGCTCTCACCCTCGCCTCCACCTTCAACACCGCCACCACCGCCGGGGACCTCTGGACTGCGAGGGACAAGGCGCTTACGGAGGCGCGGACCCAGCTCAAGGGGGACACGGAGGCGCTCAACATCGCAGAGACGCAAATCCTCCAGATGGCCAGCCAGCGGGAGCAGGGTATCAAGATCATGCAGACGGAGGCGGCGGCGCCGGTGTACGCAGCGATGACCGGGGCGCGCGAGGCCGGCCGCATCCCGTCCCTCAATGACATTCCCAGGGAGGCCTGGGTCAACCTGCAGCGGACGGACCCGGACAAAGCAAACGACATCCTCAAGGGTATCCAGACGGAGGTGAGGGCGGATCAGGAGCGGCGTGAGGTAAAGCAGGAGCGTAACGCGCGGCGCGAGTTGGTGGACGAGCAAAAGGCGCAGCTGCGAGATCAGCGGCGCAACTTCGCGGATCTCTGGGGCAACCCCGGGACCCTGGCCACCGCCAACCTGGACGCGTTGGTGGCAGTGGGCCAGCTCTCCCCGGAGCAGGGCAAGAACCTGGAGGAGCGGCGCAAGTCCGCCAACCAGGACACCCTTTTCACGGAAACCAGGGAGATCGAGCGCATCATGGGCGCGGCCAAGGTTAAGCCGAAAACTGAGCAGGCGGACCAGATTATCGGCTACATCGAGCAGCGCAAAGCCGCTTTCAAGACGGACAACGGCCGGGCTCCGAAAACCTCTGAGGTGGCGGACATGGCGCGCGAGGCGCTTTACAAGGTCGATGTGGATTGGTCCCCCATCGATAAGCCGGCGTACAAGATGACCCTGGACGATATCCCCAAGGACCACCGGGCGGCTATCACGGCGGAGCGGACACGGCGCAACCTTCCCACCTCGGACAGTGACATCATCTCGACCTATGCGCGCGGACAGGCACGCAAGGCAAAAGGGGGCAAATAGTGGCGGGACTCAATGACGAATACGGGGCGCTCCTGGATGAGGAGACCGGGACCGCTGGGGACAAGCTGGCGCGCACCGGGTATTTAACGGCGGATCGCAACCCGGAGCAGGAGAGCGCGCTGGTCCGCATATCCCAGCGGTCCGGGATTCCTGTGGAGGCGCTACGCCTGGACGGTGGCAAGGAGGCGCAGCGTCAGACCAAGGCTCGAGAACTCCAGATGCTCCCCTCCCATTCCCCGGGTGTGGCTCGTTTCCTCTCCTCCCATGACAACGCGGCCGTGGCTCATGACGATTGGGAGAACCTGTCCACCCTCGAAAAGGCTTTCCAGTCCCTCAAGGAGTTCCCCCAGGCGGTGAAGCGTACCGGCCAGGCCATCGCCTCCGCCTTCGAGTCCGGACAGCTGCAGCAGGAGCAGGGGCGCCTCCTCTACCAGCAGATGCTTGGGGACGAGTCCCTGGCCAATGCCGGGAAACTGGTCTTTCTGGGAGGCGAGGTGGAGCGCCGGCAAAAGACCATTGACGAGACCAAGGACCTGGGACTCCTGGGCGCGGCTCAAATCGTGGGGCAGATGTGGGAGTCCGGAAAGAAGTCCCTCAAGCTCGGGCTGGGCGCCGGCATGACCGCCGGCGGGGTGGCTGCAGTTGCCGGCCAGTTGGGTCCCCAGGTTGTGGTCCCGGAGGAGGTCATCACCGTCCCGGCCGCTTTCTCTGCGGCTTTCGGCGCCGGCGCAACATACGGGATGCTGGAGGACGTGCGTCAGGTGGAAGCTGGCCAGGCTTACCAGGGGCTCATGGAGATCCGCGGCGCCAACGGTGAGCAGATTGACAAGGGGACCGCGGCCACCGCTGCCTCCCTGGTGGGCGTGGTCAACAGCGCGCTGGAGGGGCTGGGTCTCAAGGTCCTGGCCGCTCCGGTGCGCCGGCTACTGCGCCGTGAGGTGATGGGGGCGGCGACCAAGGCAGTGGAGGCCGGCCTGGTGCAGCAGACCATGAGCCGGGCCACCACCCGATTTGGTAAAGACTTCACCCTGGGAGTGGGGGCGGAGGTGGGGACTGAGGTGGCGCAGGAAATCAGCAATGTGGTGGCGGAGGAGGTGAGCAAAGCGGCGACCGCCGGCGAGTTCGATGAGGCGACCGCCGGCGAGATCGGGGCGCGCCTCTGGGATGTGGCATGGAAAACGGCGAGCGGAATGGCCTGGCTGGGGCTGATCCCGGCCGGCGCCGGCTTCTACTCGGATGCCAAGGCCGCGCGCGCAGCTCAGACCTCCCAGGAGTTTTTCTCCGCTCTGGGGGACGCCACCCAGCGCACCAAGCTCAAGGAGCGACTCCCGGACAAGCTGGTGGAGCTGGTGGACCAGATCACGGAGGGGGGAGACATCCAGCACGTCTATGCTCCAGCTGCGGCCTGGTCCGTTTTCTGGCAGGCGCGGGGCATGGACCCGGCGAAGGTGGCGGAAACGGTGGGCGTATCACAGCAGGAGCTCCAGGATGCGGTGGCCACCGGCGGGGACATCACCATCCCCCTGTCACAGTACACCGCGAAGATTGCCGGCACGGAGCACCATGGCGAGCTCTCCCGGGACCTCCGCGTCCGGGTGGGTGACATGACGGCGCGCGAGGCGGAGGAGTTCGAGGCACAGCGCGCGGAACAAGTCCAGCGCCTCCTGCAGGAGGCAAACGTCCTGCACGGTGAAGAGGGGAGTGGGACCCTCCCCTCTCACTGGAGCGAGGGCGCGCGCCAGGTCTATGAGGACGTGCGCGGCCAGCTCCTCGGCGCGAAGCTCCCCCAGGGGACCGCGGACGTGTACGCCAAGCTCTGGGCGGAGCACTACCAGGCGCGCAGCGAGCAGACCGGGAAGGACGCCGGCGCGAAGTACCAGGAGAAGCCGCTCAACCTCCGGAATGACCTCCCCACCGCTCCCTGGCGCAGCGTGGACCTGGCCATTGACCCGATGCTGGACACCCTCCGGGCCGGGAAGATTCCCTCCGATTCGGACCTATTTGGCCCCTCCCTCACCAAGTTCCTCCTGGGGATCGGCGGATTGAAGGACAGCGGCGGGGAGCTTAAGAGCATGGACGCTAAGGGGCTCATGCGAAAGAAGGGGCTGGGGTTCGACCGGGCGCGTGAGGCGGCGGTGGAGGCTGGGTATCTCCCGGAGGGGAGTGACATCACGGACTTCCTGGAGGCGATAGCCGGCGAGCTCAAGGGCTCGGCCGTCTACGCTCCAGGCAACGAAAATGGGAAGCTGGTCCAGGAACGGCTCAACCTGGAGCAGACCCAGGAGCTCCTGGACCGGGCCGGGCTCGACCTCTCCCAGATGAGCAATGAGGAGGTGCGCCGGCGTCTGGATCAAATCCAGTGGCAAACAGTCATTGTGGATGAAGCGGGGCGGACCTTATCCGATGTGGTGGCGCAGTTAGAAGCTCAATTCCCGGACATGAAACTGGACGTTCGAGAAAGCAAGAGCGTTATATCCATCAACAAAATTGTGTTCCCGGAAGGACATCGCGGCAAGGGCCAGGGGAGTGCGGTATTCGAGGCTCTTACGAAATATGCGGATGAGACAGGGCAATATCTTGTAGCGACACCCTCGTCAGACTTTGGTGGCAAGAAAAGCCGGATTGTTTCCTTTAACAAGCGATTCGGCTTTGTCGAGAACAAGGGGCGTAACAGGATCTTTTCCATTACCGAATCCATGTACAGACCGCCAAAGGCAGGCGGTCCCGTTCTCTACCAGGACGGCCGGCTCCATGCCGACAAGCTTGGTTACTTCATCCCTGGTGGGGATCGGATTGACATAGGTCTCCTTCCCAAGGCGGACCTTTCCACCTTCCTCCATGAGACCGGACACGCCTGGCTGGAGGAGCTGCGGGAGGATGCTCTGGCTCCGGACGCTCCGGACCAGGTGAAAGCGGACTGGCAGACCGCAAAGGGAGAGCTGGGGATTGCGGAGCTCCCGGATGACGCACCGATACCGCGCGAGGCTCATGAGCTTTGGGCGGATTCCTTCCTGGCCTACCTGCAGGAGGGGAAGGCTCCCAGCGAGTCGCTGCGGGTTCTGTTTCGCACCTTCAAGAAGTGGCTCAAGCGCCTGGTGTCCGCGCTGCGCGTCTCCCAGGTGGCACTCACCCCGGAGGTCCGTGGCGTTTTCGATAGGCTCCTGGCATCGGAGGCGAGCGTTACCCAGGCCAGGGCGGAGCTGGAGCGCGCTCCGATCTTCGCCACCCCGGAGGAGGCCGGGATGAGCCCGGAGATGTTTGAGGCTTACCGCAAGGATCTGGAGCAGGCGCATGAGGAGGAGGTGGAGCACCTGGAGCAGGCCGCAATGAGGGAACTCCTCCGGGAGCAAAGGACCTGGTGGAAAGAGCGCAAGGAGGAGATGACCGCGGAGGTGCAGGCGGAGGCGGCGCAGTCCCCCGTTTACCGGGTCTTTCACTTCCTGGCCACCGGCGAGATGCTGGACGGATCGGAAGGCCCGGCGCCGATGAAGCTGAACCGCGCGGCGCTGGTGGCGTCCTACGGTGAGGAGTTCGTCAAGAACCTCCCCAGGGGGTTCGGGAGAATCTACGCCGCGGAGGGTGGAGCGTCCCCCTCCCTGGTGGCGGAGCTCTTTGGCTTTGAGTCCTCGGATGAGATGATACGCCAGCTGGTGGCGGCTCCCCCCATGAAGAAGTGGACGGAGACGGAAGTCACCGCGCGCATGAATGAGCAGTATGGGAACATGATGCTGGACGGGTCCCTGAGTGAGGAGGCGGTGTCCGCTGTCCACAGCGAGGGGAGCGCCCGGGTGATGCGTGCGGAGATTCGAGCACTCCGGAGAAAGGCGCGCGAGGTGGCGCCCTACGTCAAGGGGGCAAAGGAGGAGGCCAAGGCCGCGCTGGAGCAGGCCAAGAAGGAGCGGGAATATGAGCGCCGCTGGATGGAGGCGGAGAAGGCTCTGGCGGTGGCCATCGAGAAGGGGGCGCGCCAGGAGGAAATCCGCCAGCTCCGCAACGCTGCAGCGACAGCGAAGCGCGAGGAGCAGGACGCCAGGCGCATGGCCAGGGAGAGCATCCCCAGCGTGGGGGCTTTCCGGGAGGCGGCGCGCCTCTCCATGGCCACCAGGACCGTGGGCTCCATCTTCCCGGAGCTCTACGCGCAGGCGGAGCGCAAGGCCGCGCGTGAGGCCTACGCTCTGGCGCAGAAAAAGGACTATGCCGGCGCCGCTGAAGCGAAGCGGAGACAGATGCTCAATTTCTACATGTACCGCGAGGCGGACCAGGTAAACCGCGACATGAAGAAGGCGCTGGACGGGTTCAAGCGGGTTTTCGGTCCAGACGAAAAGCTGGCCAAATCCCGCAACATCGACCTGGTGAACGCGGCCAGGGCAATCCTGGGGGCTCATGGCATCGGTCCCCAGACGGAGAATCCCCTGGTGTTCCTGGAGAAGGTGCGCCAGTACAACCCCCAGCTCTTTGATGACCTACAGATGGCGGTGGACGTGGCCACCCAGGGGGCGGTGCACTATTCCCGACTCTCCACCACTGACTTCTTTGCCATGAAGGACGCCATTGACAACCTCTGGCACCTCTCCAGGAGGGAGCGCCTGGTGGAGATCGATGGCGCGCTGGTGGCGCGGGAGGAGGTGATAGGGGACCTGGCGAAGCGGCTGGAGGAGTTGGGGCTGGAGGAGGATGGCCTGGGGACGGAGCGCGGAATCACCATGAGGGACAGGGTGGGCCTGGCCTTCGCTGGCTTCAAATCGATGCTGCGGCGTGTGGAGCACTGGACGGACGCCATGGATGGCGGAGAGTTCGGCGGTCCCTTTCGCCGCTACCTCTGGCAACCCGTAAGCGAGGGGGCGGACCGCTACCGGGCGGACAAGGCGGAGTATATCAAGAGGTTCCGGGGGCTGTTCACCCCCCTGGAGGAGTCCCTGGCGCCGCGGGACATCGCCGCTCCGGAACTCGGGCTTAAGGGGTATACCTTCCGCTCCAAGGCGGAGCTCCTGGGTGCGCTCCTGCATACCGGCAATGAGTCCAACCTGGCCAAGCTCCTGGTGGGAAGAAAGTGGGGTTACATCGCAGAGGACGGAGGCCTGGAGACAGGGAATTGGGAGGTGTTCCTCCGGAGAATGATTGACGAGGGGGTGCTGACCAAGGCGGATTATGACTTCGTGCAAGCGGTGTGGGACCTTCTGGAGGAGCTTAAACCCCAGGCGCAGGCGGTCCACCGCGACATGTACGGCTATTATTTCAGCGAGATCACCGCGCACCCGGTTGACACCCCCTGGGGGACCTACAAGGGTGGATACTTCCCTGCAGCAACGGACCCCTTCATTGTCTCAGAGGCGGCTATCCGGGAGGGGAGGGACGTGGTGCTGGAAAACTCCTCCCGTCTCTTTCCGGATCGCCCCACCACCGGCCGCGGGTTCACCAAGTCCCGCGTGGAGAATTACCGGAAGGCGCTCTCCCTGGATATGCGCCTGGCTCCGGTCCACATTGACAAGGTGCTCCGCTTCATCCACCTGGAGCCGCGCGTCAAGGATGTCACCCGGATCGTCACGGACCAGGGGATGGCGGACATGCTGGACCAGTGGGACAAGACGCTCCTGGATGACATGCTCATGCCGTGGCTGGAGAGATCGGCCAAGCAATCCCTCTCTTCCGGGTCCAAGGGGTTCGGCGGCAAGGCGCTTGACAAGGTTTGGCAGACGGTACGCCGGCGCACCGGGCTCCAGACCATGGTGCTCAACGTCACCAACTCCATCCAGCAGCTCACCGGGCTCTCCATCTCGATGCTCCAGGTGGACGGAAACGAAATGCGCCGGGCGCTCTGGTCCTATGTGCGCGCACCCGGGGCGGCGGCGGACTTCGCCGCGGAGCACTCCACCATGATGGCGCAGCGGGTCCATGGCCAGGTGTTCCACATGATGAGCGAGCTGGAGCAAATCCTGGACCCCAACAAGTTTGAGAAGGTCAAAGACTGGTCCATTGAGCACGGCTATTTTCTGCAGCGACTCACCCAGGACGTGACGGACGTGGTGACGTGGCTGGCCGGCTACAACGGTGCCATTGCGGAGGGAGTGGACGAAAAGGAGGCGGTGCGTCGGGCGGACTCCGCGGTCCGTGAGACTCAGGGGTCCTACAACCCGGAGGACATCTCCAGGAGCGAGACCGGGAGCCCCTTTGTGCGGCTGTTCACTCAGTTCTACAGCTATTTCAACATGCAGGCCAACGTCCTGGGGGCGGAGTTCGTCAAGACGGTGCAGGAGTACGGCTTCACCGGGGCGCCCGGGCGTCTCTTCTACGTGTACCTCATGGGCTTCATGATTCCCGCCTTCCTCTCGGAGCTCCTGGTCCGGGTGATGAGCGGCCGGCTCGATGACGATGAGGATGACGATTACCTGGACGATGTGCTGGGCGCCTTCTTCATGGGCCAGGTGAGGAGCGGCGCCGCGATGGTCCCGGTGGTGGGCCAGGCGACCATGGCCACCATCAACATGGCGAACCGCAAGCCGTATGATGACCGGCTTTCGACCTCGCCGGCGGTGTCGGCTATCGAAAGCAGTGTGAGGACCCCGATGTCCATCAAGAGGTGGATGGACGGAGGCAGTGCAAAGGTGGCTGTGAGGGACGGCCTCACGCTCCTGGGGATGCTCACCGGGCTCCCGGCCGGTGCGGTGGCGAGGCCGCTGGGATATCGGGCTAACGTGGAGCAGGGAAGGGAAGAACCTACAGGACCCGTAGATTTCACACGGGGTTTAATAACCGGCAGGTAAAAAAAGGAGGATCACGTGAGAAGTATTGAGTACATCATTATCCACGAATCGGACACCCCCAACGGCAGACCTCAGACGGTGCGCGACATCGATCAGTGGCATCGAGACCGCGGATTCCGGAGGAGCCCCGCGGCAGTGGCCAAGTTCAACCCCTTCCTCAAGTGCATTGGCTACCATTACGCGATCTACGTAGACGGGACCCTGCAGACGGGAAGGGCGGACAGCGAGGTCCCGGCGGCGTGCCAGGGGTACAATGCCACCTCCATCAACATCTGTCTCATTGGCAAGGGGAAATACACGCCGGCGCAATGGCAGGCGCTCCAGATGTGCGTGGCCATGCTGCTCCAGCGTTACCCTGGGGCCAAGGTCATGGGACACTGCGAATTTGACACCGCCAAGGCGCAGGGGAAAACGTGCCCTGATTTCGACGTTCAGGCCTGGGTGTGTAGCAACATGGAACCGCTGGCCGGTCATATCCTGGAGGTGGCGTGATGGCTATATGGGAACAGTTGATAGGCGGGGGTATCAAGGGCATGGCGGAGGGAATCGGCTCCCTGGTCAAAGACGTGGGGGCGGTCATTACCGGGAAGGTGGTTCTGTCCCCAGAGCAGACTGCAGAACTGCAGGCTCAGTTGCTGGCGCTGGATGCTGCAGCACAAAAGGCAGCGGCCGATTTCGACACAGCGCAGATGCAGGGCCAGGTGGATCTCAACAAGATCGAGGCCGGGAGCGACTCCCTCTTTAAGTCGGGCTGGCGCCCGGCTGTTGGCTGGATATGTGTGTCGGGCCTGGCGCTTACCTTCCTGGTGAGGCCGCTCCTCCCCTGGGCCTGCCAGGTGGGGGCAAATGTGTATGGGCTACAGAGCGCAGTTCCACCGATCCCGGACATCCCCATGGGTGACCTGATGTTTCTCTTGACAGGACTCCTCGGCCTCGGCACAATGCGGACGGTCGAGAAGCTGAAGGGGAGGACCTGA